AAACAAAAAAAAAAAAAATGCAAGTGTTTTCACAATCTTTTTTTAAGGTAGCTAAGCCAGCCCAACGGGCTGGCTTAATCAATTATAAAAAGGATTGCCAAGTCAAGGTTAAAGTGCACAATTTTTGCTTTAAAAAAGGGGCAAAAATTGACCTTGACTTATATAAGATGTTCTTTATCCAGGGCAAAAAAAAAAGAAAGTTACTAACGTAACTTTCTTTGATTAATCAATATATAAATCAATCCTTTGTCCAGGATATAATTCATTTACTTTTTTAACAATCCTTAAAATATCATCTAAATTTTGAGCGGGTTTAATACATTCCTCAAATAATTCTCTGTCATCAGTATCACTATAAGTTATAAGCCAAGAAAATAAATCCTCGAGATCATAATTCCAAATATAAAGAAAATCTTCAAAATTATCGGCTTCCGTATAAATTACACCATTAACATCTTTTAATCTAAAATTATTAAATTCATCAATTTTCATAATCTATAATAAATTGCCTTTCTTTCATCTTCTGATAATTCAATTATATTCTCTAATTTATAATCAGAATTTTTCCATAAATAATAAATCTTATAAATATAATCAACTTGATCAAGTTCCTTTAAATAATCAAGTTCACCACTCTTATAAAGTAACCTAGCTTCTTTAAAACAGTCGCTAAATGAAATAATTCTTTTTCCTTTAAGATTTTTGTAAAAAACCTCAAAAACGTGTTTTGAATAAAGATAATCAGAATCTTTACTCAAATATTTAGAAAGTTCCAAAAGTGACTTTAATAAATTATCTTCATTAACCTTTTTTATATCAACTTGAGTAATTGTATCATCATTTTTACATTGTTGCCAAAGTTCTAACCATCGAGAACGTGAAATATAATTTCTTGAATTAAAGTAACTTTTATCAACCGCAATTAAAATATGGTAGTGCGGATGAAAGTCATTTCTTGTTGAATTATAAGTTACCTCCAATTTTCGTATATAACCTCTTGTAATTTTCTTAACTTCTTTTCTTTTAAATAACTTTTCACAACTTTTATAATACAATCTTAATTCTTCATTTAATTTAAATTCATTAATATTTGGAGCAGTAAGCGTTAAAAATAAAAAACTATAATCAAATTTTTCTTTTATATATTTACAAATTATTGAAAGTTCAACGCCTAATTTTCTAGAAAAATTATAATTGCAATTAGGACAAAATCTGTTTTCGCAGAAATTTGCACCAGATAATCTAAAATTTTTATATTCTTTATCGCTTAAGAATTCCAAAAAAGTACCACAATCCTCAATCCTTGATTTTGTTTTATCTGTCATTTTTATATTTGCTTTCTTTGCCAAACCGTGAAACTTTATATTTAATTTTTTCTTATCTTTTTGAGTTAACAACTCATCAAAAACCAAATCAGTCATAATTTGATTATTTTTTTATTTATGATATAATGTAATTGTAAAAAACATAAATAAAAAATACAGCCTTTCTTTTTATATTGTATTATTTTTAACCCTATCTAAATAATACCACGTATACAAAAAAAAGGCAATTTTTTTGCCCTTTTTGTGCATATATCAACAAAAACTAAGCAAAACAACAAAATCGTAATGATACGTATAGTATCAAGATAAGTAGACAATCAGTCTTAAGACTGATTGTTTTTATTATCTCCATAATTAAAAGTATTATAAGTGTCATAAAATTCGCCATACTTATCAGAGTAAAAAAACCACTCTGAATTAGTCTTCATTTTCATCGAGTACCATACCTGGATACAAACAAAAAGCGTAAAAGGTAAATACTTCAAAAGCTTATAATTACTTACTTTTCTATGAATTTTCTCATATTCAACAAGTGATCTAATTTGTCTATCTAATTGTCGGTCATCTTGACAAATAAATATAATCTCATAGCCAAATTTTCGATGTTGTGCAAAAAAAGACAACCAATCTTTTCTATCTCGGTCACTTGCCCAATCACGAGCATTAAAAATCAAACCAGCTTCATCAAAAACTAACAAAGTCTGTGACTCAACCCCTTGTTTATGTTCTAGTCGAGCAAACTCGATTAAATTATCTACATTTAAATTTTCGGGCCAAAAATGATAAAATTTTCCATTAAACTTATATTTTTCAAAATATGATTGAGTAATAGCAAAATTAGCAATCACAGTATTATTTTTTTTCTTTTTTAACCACCAAAATATTCGTCTACAAGCATTATATGATTTACCACTACCTGGAGTACCAGTATACATTGTAATCATTGTATAACCTTAAAAAAACGTAAAATAAAGGCGATTGCTAAATAAGATAAATAAACACCAACAAAAATTGTAATTAATTGTACAATTTCATTAAATGGAATTAACCAATTTAAATAAGATAATAAAGTATTATCAAATTTAAAATTAATTTTTTCAATAGGACTATCGGGTAAAAGATTAATAAACCCATTTATAAAATTTACTATAAAATTAACAAAAGTATTAATAATCTTAATTATAAAATTCATCTTTAACCTACCTTATTATAAATTTTCATTGCTAAAAATATAACAACATATAGTAATATAAAACTTCTAACTATAACCGCTAATGACTCAAATTTATCAAAATCAACAACAATTGTCTCCGTGTAAATAGGTATATCAAATTTAGGAACTTTAGGTGGTACAGTTAATTTTTTCAAAATTATAGATATATCATAAAAAATTGAAAAAGGTATTTTCTTATATAAAGATGATGTATCAATCTTTTTAAAATCAAAACTTTCAGTCACATTAAAAAAATCTTTAAAAAAATTTATAAATTTATCAAAAAAATTTAAACTGTCAGCTACTCGATTTTTTTCGGGATCGTTGAACTGATTTTTAAAATTATTATCTTTTTCGTTCTGCCCAACTGATTTTAAATTCGCTTTTATATATTCTAAATCTTCATCATATTTATTAAATCGAGTGTTAATCGAGTCTATATTTTTGTCTATTTCATTAACTTTATTATAAATATCTACAATTTTGTCATTATTTTTCAAAATTTCAATTTTATTTTCTTTAACTAGATTAGTAATATATTTTAAATCTTCACTTAAACCCTCAATATATTTTTTATTAAATTCTTCTAAATTATTCTTTACAATTTCATTAAGCTTATTATAATCAAAAAGTTTTTGATTATTTAATTTATCAATAATATAATTTAATTTATTATCAAAATTTAAAAATAAAGCGTCATAATTATCTAATCTTTTATTTAAATTATTAAATTGTTTACTATAATTTAGATTAGATAATAAGAAATATAAAAAATCATCAATATTATTAAGCTTATCTAATAATTGCTTATTATCAACATTATTAACATTATATGGTATAAAAATATCATTTATATTAATATTTATTTTCTTATCATTTGATAAATCATAGTCGTAAAAATCAGTATATTTAAAATACCTATATAATTCATCAGATTTTAAATGAACTATCTTAGGAAAATATCCAGAAAATCTTGATTTTTCACTCAACATAAAATCACCTGGATTAAGTTCACGATTACCATCAAAATCCACTATATAAGAAATTTTAAAAGTATTATCTGGAAGCTTAATTAAAAATTTATGATACTTTATATTTAATGTAGACCATTCACTACCATCATGAAAATGTTGCATTATAATATTATTTTTACTAAAGTTTTCATTTGGATTATTTAAATCACTACTTCCAAACATCATAAATTGAGTACCTTTAATATATGATTTTTGTCCTGTTTTAATTAAATTAAAAAAATCATCAAAATTTAAATATGCATTTTCAGATATTTGCCAAGCACTTTGAATATGCCAAGGTTCTTCAAATTTTAATAAATCTTCTGGATGATACCAATTGTATTCATATTCTTTTGACTTTATAATAACACGTTTACTATAAGCAGCATGATCTCCATTTATAGGAAATTCCAAATCTCCAATATCAATACCTTGTCTTTCTGATGTAATTTTAGTAATATCGAATGATTTCGGCAAATTAAAATATTCAATGTCTTCTTTTAGATACCAAAATGTAATATCCTTAATAGTAAATTTTTCATAATTTGATAAATTAAAAGATTCATCAACACTATAATAATTCAAAATCTTATTATTCCATTTTTTAAATAATTTATTAAATTCATCGTTATTATAAATTAAACCTTTATCAATAAATTTTTTTAAATTATCAGAATTTAAAGATTTTCTTACATTATAATTTTTAACTAAATCTTTAAATTCTGAAATTTGATGATATTCATTGTTGTAAAATGTTCTAGAAGAACCCCCACCACCAGAAGACCCTCCCAATAATAGATTGCTATTATAATTACCAGTTCTAACAAGATCAATGTTATTTTTTTCATAACTTTGTAAATTTAAAATTTCAGCTTTTAAAAACTGTGGTATTTGCTTTAAATTTAATCTTAATACATCAGAAACAAAAGACAAATCCAAACTAGTCAAATTTTTATTTACTACGTATGAACTAACAATATTACCAGAACTTGAAGCATAAGCAAAATTACTAAATATTAAAAAAATAGCTAGTATTAAGCTATTTAATTTAAAAAATATTTTCTTCATAAATAAAAAACCTCCGGGAGCGAGTAGGGAACCCCCGAGGCCCCTCCCTCTCTCCCGGAGGTTTTCTTTTATTAATAAAAATCTTTTTTTGATTACTAGCTTCTAAGCAGCTAGTTTTTTAAAATGTGTATTATGCTTGATTACTAAATTTATGGAAAATTTTAATTCCAAACTTGTAAATCATAACAACGCCAACAATTTGTAAAGCTTTTGGAACAATTTGCCCCAGAACTTCACCCATTTTAGATATAATAGAATCAAAAGCACCTGTAAGGCTTGATGAATCAAAATTCATACCACCAGATTGTGATGCAAACGCAACATTAGTCAATAATACAAAAGCTAAAGCACTTGTAATATAATATTTTTTATTTTTGATAAAATTATTTTTAATTTTTTCTAACATATAATTCCCCTATCTTAATAACTGTAAAATAAAATTTACAATAATTTTAATTATATTAGGTATAAAAGCAACTATAACACCAAATCCAAAACCATAAAACCAGGCTTCGGAATTAATAATTAATAATATTTCTTTCATACTTTCAAACCATCAAAAAAAGATTTTATTAAACAAAAACCTACAATAAATCCAAATATTAATGATAAAATTTGTATATTTATATCACTATTACTAATATCATAATTACTTGGATTTTTATCAGGAAATTGTGTATTTGCTATAATATCATTCCAACCTTCAATTTCCTCAACTTTTTCAGTTATTACATTTAAAGACTTATTAATATCTTTTAAAAGTTGTTTTGATTCATTATCCATTATTTAACCTTATCAATGCTTAATATTTGTAAATTAAAAGTATTTTGATAAGGTGATAACTCAAACATTACAAATACTTCTTCTAACCTTTCAAAAGGTACTAAATTAATATCCATATCCGCAAAGCACTGATATTTTTCATCATCAACTATAACTTTAACCACTCGATACTGTTCTCCAGATTTTCTACTTTTAAATGTTTCTGTTCCTAAATAATTTCCTCTTACTTTAAATTGCATTTTTTTACTCCTTATTTATTTTTTTATTGTGCTTTATCTAATTACAATTATAACAAAAAAAAAAAAAA